TCTCCGATGCTTAAACTAACTATATCGAAAGTGATGTAATAGTATTTACCCGAAGTGATGCCAAGTGCCTGAGAAAGCGTGCCCGTGCCCGCTGCATTTTTCGTTGCAGCCGTAGGCGAAACAGTCCAACCAGTTCCAAGTGTCCAACCAGTTGAAGATCCCCCTGCAAAAGTTCCGTTTGTGACAAGCTCTGCGCCAACACTTGTGATGTTACTTGCGAGCACGTTTCCGGTTGAGTGCATTTTCTCTACTGGATTATCATTTGAAATCGACATCCCTGTAGAGTTTAGAGAAACGTAATTGCTATCACTCGCACCAAACTTAGTGAAATTTGCAAAAGGAACGAATTGTCTTAATCCGATAGCTAATGATCCCGCGCCTGATACCGAGTGATTAAAACCAAGAGCTTGGGATTCAAAACCTGATACTGTGTGAGCTTCACCAAATGCGGCAGCCGAATCCCCTGATACAGTATTGCCCGCACCAAAAGACATTGATCCATCACCTGATAATATGGTTTCATCACCAAAAGCCATGGAGAAACTGCCTGATACGTTATTGCTACGGCCAAAGCCTAAACCTCGTGACCCTGTAACTACGTTTTCAGCACCTACCGCCGTCGATCTGTTTTGTGTTCCTTCATTAAGATACCCAATAGCAATAGATCTAGCTCCACTTGCGATATTGTCGTAACCAACAAGAGTAGAATAGTCGCCCGACGCTACGTACTGAACATCAGACCTATTGCGAGAAATATCTACAGCCGCATCGCCTCTTGGATCGCCTGAGACATCGCCTATAATAACCGCGTTGTCAGTTGAGCCTAGCTCAAGAGTGCCGAGCAATGTTCCATTTGTCGCAGAGACATCAAAAGCTCCCATGTCGAGCGAACCTGTCGCGCCTGAGTAGGGGACAAGGCCAGAAATATCCTGGGAAGGTCCCGCAGGGCCAGTGGGGCCAGTGGGTCCAGTTGGTCCGGCAGGGCCAGTGGATCCTGTTGGTCCAGGTGCACCTGTTGCTCCCGTTGCGCCTGTATCACCAGTTAGACCCGTGGGTCCAGTGGGTCCTGCAATGCCTGTGGGTCCCGTAGGTCCTACGGGTCCGGCAGGTCCTGCTACTCCCGTGGGTCCAGTTGGTCCAGTTGGTCCCGTAATCCCCATAGCTCCATTGGGACCAGTGGGTCCAGTTAATCCCGTAGGTCCAGTTAATCCCGTGGGTCCAGGAGGGCCTTGAGGACCCGTAGGGCCAGTGGGGCCAGTGGGTCCAGTTGGGCCAGTACCACCTGGGCCAGTGGGTCCTGTGGCTCCCGTAGGGCCAGTGGGTCCAGTTGGGCCTGTTGGCCCTGTACCGCCGGGTCCAGGAGCACCTGTAGGGCCTGTGGCCCCTGTGGGACCCGTTGGTCCCGTGGCTCCCGCAGGACCCGTTGGTCCCGTGGCTCCAATCAAGCTTGCTGTATCGAGTAATTCCAGGGCAGTCCCCCCTGCATTCCATCGGAGCACGCCCAAAGCTACTGGCTCAGGGAGCACAAGATCCGTGATGTTGGCAGAGAGGGGGATGAGGGGTGCTCTACGAGTTTTGTAGTTCACCTCTTGGATAGCTTGCATTGTTTTGTCGAGTACATCCTCATGGGTTTCAGCCAAGAAAGGTCCCGTGCCGATGTAATCTGCTAATTGAGTTTCGGGAGTATCTCGAACGATGACAAGTTTTTCGTTTGCCGCGGGCGCAGTTACCATCAAGATAGCTGTACCAGGATCCCCGCCTGTTACGGAGTAATGAGTAGGATTCACCAAGAGAGTTTCAACACCGAGGGAACTGCGAAGGTAAATTTTTAATTCCGCGTTGGATCTTATTTGCTGTGTGATAGCAAAAGATAGCGTCGATCCATCGCCGTTGTATCTAACCAGGACGTTTGTGTTTGAAATTGTCATTATCTAACTCTCCTTGCCCTAATATGACCATACGCGAAAGCAGACCCAGTTGAAAAGGTTGCTTGAGCATTTAAGAAAAAGTCCTGCGCAGCAGATAAAGAAACCCTAAATGGAGGAATTATTATACAAGCTGTTTGTCCGTTAATGGTAGTGCCAGCGTCTAAAATTGTTAATTGATTTGATGCTGGTATCCCATAAGAGGCGAACACTGCATCTGTAGTGTTAATTCCAGCGGTTCTTATTGTCGTAGTCGTTGTTGTATTTAAAAAGCACACTGCCCCTGATACATCCCATTCCCCAGCGGGAATAGAAACTCCCGATAATGCCAATATATTGGTCGGTGTAGCAGTAATAAGAGTTTGCCCAGGGGACGCTCTTGAATCAATTATTTCTTCCCCAACATTCCCAGACGCAGCAGCATCATTTGTTGTAGTGCCCCTAATCTTAGTTCCATTTTCGTTGGTTACAGAAAATAAATCTGTACCATCAGATTTCTCGACATTAAGGATATTGTTTGTCTGTGTTGAATGTCCCTTAAGATTAAATTGAAGCACATCCGATGTTCCCTCCATGGCGACAGGGAGAGAAAATGCGGGTCCCGCAGGGCCAGTGGGTCCTGTTGATCCCGTGGGACCTGGGGATCCTGTTGGACCCTGAAGACCTGTTGGTCCAGTGGGTCCTGTTGATCCCGTGGGACCTGGGGATCCTGTTGGACCCTGAAGACCTGTTGGTCCAGTGGGACCCGTTGGACCTGTCGGTCCCGTAGGTCCGGTTGGTCCGGTTGGTCCTGTAATGGTAGCGGTAGAGATTAACTCTAAAGCTGTGCCCCCTGCATTCCAGCGGAGCACGCCAAGAGCTACAGGATCCGGCATTTCGATATCTAAAACACCCGATGATTTTTTAAATAAAGGCGCTCGGCGCAAAGCGTATTTCGCCTCTTGGATTAATTGCATTGTTTTATCAAGCACACCCTCGTGAGTCTCTGCCAAGAAAGGACCCGTGCCAATGTAATCTGCATCCTGTGATTCCGCTGTCTCACGAACGATAACAAGCTTATACCCAGAGGGGGGAGCAACCAACATGGTAACGGAAGTCGCAGGGGATCCAACAAGCGTGTAGTTTGTTGTCAGCACTTGCAGAGTCTCGATACCGCCTGTGTCGCGCAGATAAACTTTAATTTCTGAGTTGGATCTTATTTGCTGTGTGATAGCAAAGGAAGTGTTGGATCCATTTCCGTTGTACGTCACTAGAACTGATGTGTTAGATATTGTCATATTTCAAATGCCATCAATCTACCCTGTACGTTTAGCGAGGGTGTTCCTGTGTTTGTTGTTGAAGTAAAGTTGACTAACATATTGTACGTCTGAGTTCCCGCTGTGGGGAAATCATAAAATACCGCAGCACCTGTTGGGATGCTAAAATTTATCCCGGTAGTCAGAGCGTTTGAAAATCCCCTGGTATGGAATGTCTGCGTACCACCGGATCCAGATCCGTTTTTAGAAAGCCTTATGTTGCTATTCAACACATACCGGACGTTAGCGGTCACTGTAGAGCAGGACATTTCAAGTTGGGAAACTCCAGAACTTGTAGGGACCATGATAATCATAACAGGACGTAGACCACTTGTTACCAGAGTGATATTCGTAAATGCGGTTACAGCAACTAGCGAAGATGTTGAGAAAGTAGCATTCACAGATATCGCGACTTCGCCAAGTGCGGCGGCGGCAGAGGCTGCTCTCCCTGCCATCTTAGGCCAGGTTACGTTTGCATCTAAAATCTTCGATGTGATTACAGAATTAGCTGCAAGTTTGCCGGATGTGACATTTAAGTCAAGAATTTTAGCCGTGGTTACTGCATCGGCAGCTATCTTTCCTTCAGTAACATTTAAGTTAAGAATTTTAGCCGTGGTTACTGCATCGGTTGCAAGCTTAGCCGCTGTCACTGCTAAGTCATTTAACTTATCCGTAGATACTTTATCGGCAAGTTCTACCCAGTTTGTTCCATCCCACATCAAGTGTAAGATGTCATTCAATCCAAGTGAAACTGAATTCTTTAATTTAAGTCCGTTCCCATCCTCAAACAAAACAGTTTTTGTAGCATCACAGCCAACAATAATAAGTTCCTGTCCTACTGTGGACGGAAATGCTATCTGTGGATTCGTTGTGATATCTATCTGTCCAGCCGTGCTACTTTGTACAAACCAGAGCTGTCTTTGTTTGGAAGCCGATTCAGCATAGGCATCAAGACCCGTGGCTGTGATATTGATTGGTGAAGCTCTTGATCCAATTATCAGGGGGATTGCTGCTCCCACTGTGGCTAAAGTTGGGTTGATGAAATCAGCACCAATTGCTTCGAGTGCATTGCCAGCGAGGTTATACCGAAGGATCCCCCCTGCCACTGGTTCAGGCATTGCGTAGTCTAATTTATTTGAAGACAGATTAAATAAAGGAGCGCGACGCAGATTGTAATTCAATTCCTGAATTAGCTGCACTACCTTATCCAATACGTCTTCATGAGTCTCGGCCAGGAAGGGGCCTGTGCCGATATAATCAGCATCTTGCGTCTTGGATGTATCGCGCACAATAACAAGTTTTTGATCCGAGGCAGGGGCGATAACCATCTGCACGTTTGTAGCCGGGGGACCCCCAGTTAAACTATAGTGTGTGGGACTTGTCTGTAAAGTCTGTGAACCATCGGCGGAACGAAGATATACCACTACCTCAGAATTTGCCCTGATTTTTTGAGTGATAGCAAATGTCGTCGTTACACCATTACCATTGTAGATAGTGGCTACCGATGTGTTCGATATGGTCATAGAGTGGGTTCTTCTCCCCTAGTCGTGGACCTTTTTTGCTCTAGGATTATATTATCAATCTGATCGTTGAATTCAGAATCCAATTCTTGTCCACCCATAAGAGCAGCTTTTTCAGCCTGTCCTTTAATCGATGTGCCCATCAATTCTGGATAAATAGCTATCAAAGCTTTTTGAGCATTTGCTCGAACATTTTTTGTAATCATGTTGAAGTACACTTTTCGTTGTGTATCATTCATTGTTTTATACTGTTCAGACTGCATAAACTCAGTGAACAAATTACGCAGACCCATTTGTTTTTTCATCTGAGCTGCATCGGATTTTGAAAACATTTTTGTTTTTGAAAGTGGTTCCATGTCTCCGGCAGACAATCTTTGGAAATCATCATACTGCTGTACAGTAAGAGGGATATTCACTTTACCCACTGTGATGCTCTTATCCGGCAGGGAGAGAACGAGGTGGGCATCATTGGGATTCTTTTTAGCTAAATCAAACAACTGCCCTTGTAGGCCCAGGCGAACAAGTTCTTGTTCTACCATGGCTGTTTTCTCAGGTGAGAATGCAATGGGGGATGAAATTTCAGGGCCATGACCGATAGGGTAAGTTACTTCTTCACCAAAGAAGTTTCTTTGAGGAGGAAGTTTATCTGAAAGCCCTGGGATTGTGGCTACGAAATTGTTGATGATTCCATTCAATACCACGCCCGCGTTACCCCAAGGGTTTTCCTTTGGATTGGTGTCGCGTTTAACACCATCTGTGTACTCAACAGCGAATCTACCCAGCCCAATTCCAGGGGAGGCAAGACGGGATAAGAATCTCTTAGCTTCTTTTCCTTCAGGATTATCGATTAACTCTTGTATCCCAGTCATCGATTCAAACAAATAATCAGGGGAGCTTGCATCAACTGCCGCAGCTGCCGCGGAAAGAATTAAATCCTCATATTCTTCTTTCTTAGCTTCAGGAACATAAGCTCCAATTTGAGTCAGCTTTGTGCTGAATTGAATCAGTGAACCCATGGGTCCAAGAACATCAAGAGACATCCATTTTCCATTAGCTAGCTGCACTGAATTCGCAGCTCTGCCATCAGCTTCCCACATACGTCTTTGTCCAGGATCCTTTGGAGCATTTCCTGTGACTCGACCTTGAGTAGCAAGATAAGCAAAGTTACCCATTGCCACACTAGCTGTAGCAATCTTAGCTATAGCCATATCGCGAGAAGCCCCGCCCGCAGTCCACGCCTGTCTAAAGTTTGGTGAAAGCGCACTGAGCATTCCTGATCGCTGCACGGCTTGATCGGCCATGTTCGATGCTACACTTATGAAAGGTGTAATTGCTTTGCCCATAGGCATATTATCGATCATGCCTTGGAAATGCTTTGTTGCTTTTCCGAGTACGTTGTTTGCAATATCACTGTTCAAAAGAAGCTCGCCACGTTTAGCAAGCACTTGCTCTCTAATAAACGAGGGGGGATTATTGATTAGATCCAAATACATTCTCTGAGCTTGCTCTGGGTTTCTTACAACAGAATTAACATACCGAGATGTCAAAGCGTGCTGCTCGGCACGGGTGACAATCGAACCCACGAATCCGTCCATTGCAGAGAGTGCCCCACTTGGAGTCTTAAAATGCCCCATGAAATGTAAAGCTTTTTCCATGTTGGACATCTGCGCGAATTGATCGGATGTTACGCGGCGGAATCCTGCGCTGAATTTCTCAGCACCTTCGGGAACAATCATACTTCCATCTTTAATCATCATGCGAAGCTTAAGCGCATCATTCCACAAACCATCAATCATCCCTTTAAGATATGCGCCGTTTTCAGCCAAGCTGACAGTGGCGTTATTGTACGCCTCGCGCTCGGCTACTTTAACAAAAAGTTCTTTCTTCTGAATGTCCGTGAGTTTTGAATAGGGCATTTTGAAAACTTCAGCCGACATTCCAGCCACGGCTTCTGGACTCATTTGCTTATAAGTATTCAAAGAGTTTTTGATATTGAATTTACCAAGAACATATCCGGCGGAATCCAAAGTCTTACCTACGGGCACTGCCAACAATCTATCTGCAACGCTAAGACCCATTTGAATCGTGTTGGATATCGTGTTTTTAATATGTGTCTTAGGATTTGAAAGCAGTACGTTTAAGTAAATGCTGTTCATTGAATCTTTAAGAGAGAATTTTGCACTGTCTTCGATTACGGCAGGGAGATGCTTAACAGCTTCAGCGGATGCTTCAATTGCTGCGTGCATTTGAGCTACTTCATCAACGGATCCTGCACCACCCGCCAACTTAATTCTATCCCTGGATACGATAACTTTTTCCATTTCGGATAAAGCTTCCCAGCCCATTTCTTTACCAGCTCGGAGAGAACGAGCGGCATCCGCCCCTGTTCCTTTAGCAGCACCGAACCAGCCAACAGTCTTAGTCATGGCCTCATCGAATTGAGCGCGTGCGATATTTAAAACATCATCACTTACATCAAGACCTTGTTTTTTCATATCCATCAAAACAAGAAGTCCATCGCGTTTTTGTTTAGCAATCTCATTTGAAACCTTAAGACCAATAAGACTTGCTCTGAAATCTTCAGGACTCATGGGAGCACCCGGTTTACGCGCAAGAAGTGCATCGGGATTTTCTATAAATTTAGCCCATGCTCTTTTGTCCATGGCTTTGTCGGTTACAATCCCGGCCTTTGCTGCCGCGGGAGCATCGGGTGCGGATGCAATAGCTTTAAAAACAGGGTCATCAGCAGTGATAGCATTATTGCCCCAGTTAAAATGCTTCTCAAGTACAGCGGCGACTTCAGGCTTAACAGGGCCAGCAATATCTTGGATATTGATATCCCCTACAGCGCGAATAGCACGGGTGCTTGATGGAAGTCCTTTACCGCCCATGGCTGTTACAGCGGGTTCTTTGAGTGCCTCACCGGACTTAGGTGCGGGTGGAATTTGTCCTGGCTTTAAATCAGCATTTGTAGTTTCAGCTTTAAGAATCTGCTCATCGGTTGCACCTACAGCGGCGTTATCAACGGATCCTACAGCGGGAGCGATAGCATCATCCGCGGCTTTTGCAATTTTAGAAACACCACGAACCCCGCGGTATGCCTTAGCCACACCTGCGAAAGCCCCTGCCAACACAACATCACCAATGATGTTTTCTACAGCATTTTTAAAACGTCCTTCGATTGCCGTGTCTTTAGGATCCGATTGAAGATATTCGGTTACAGGGTTCCTTAAGGCAGGGTGTTTGACGAGAACATCAGAAAGTCTTTGCTCCCGTGGATCAAATGCAGCGAATCCTGCTACGCCCGCGCCTACGGCAGAAGCTCCTACAGCGGCGGTAGCCCCTGCTCCGGCGGCTACAGCGGCTCCGCCCGTAAGAGCTGCGGCTCCGATAAATGCCGTGGTTTGACCAACGAATTGACCAACCCCACGAGCCATATTTTCTTTAGGATCGATTCCAGGGGCTGCAATGTAGTGTCCAAAATCTAACTGCCCATCACTTCCAGCGGCGTACTTGAGCATCTCATGGCCGACCTTCATTTGAGGCCCTAAAACTTGCCAGCCATCAAATCCCTTTTTATTTGCCCACTCTTCATAAGCAGTGCCTGAATCCAAAAGGGATTGATAAACTTGAGAGACAACATCAGCAACACCAGCAGTGGTTTGCTTCGGATTCTCAACTGCGGCAGACATACGCTCTTTAATGAACACAGCGGCGCGAGATAACATCCCAGGCTTAGAGGGTTCCTGGGGAGTAGGACTTGGCACTACGGCAGCCTGAGTATCACCCTCTGGCTTCATAGTAACTTCACCCATTGAAGCATTAAATGCCGCATCTTCCTCGGCAGTCAGATCATCATTGGCAAGAGTGCGATTCTGAACGAACAGTTTTTCTTCCTGAGTAACTGGTTCAAGGAATTGTTCGGTTTGCATTATTCACCTGCCTGCTGTTTTTGTAATTCTAAATCGCGCTTAAGTGCTTCCTCACGCTGTAGAAATTGCTTTTTAAGTTGTGAAGCTCTCTTCTTATCTTCCGCACTTCCTGTACTTAATTTATTTACCAAAGCTCCGAAAGTAGGTTTGTACGCATTGAAATTTTCCAAAGTAGTTTGCTTATCCTTTGGAAAGAATTTTGTATCAATATAATCTGTACCAAGTGCTTGCTTCCCATACTGCTTAAGAATTTGTCTTACAGCCGGACGAGCTTTCATCCCTTGACGAGTAAGAGCGTTAAACTCAAATATCATCTCAGAGTTAATTTTTACCTTGGATCCAGGAACTACGAATTCACCTAGATCATTCTGAAATCCGCCGTTTGATGCTTTAATCAAATTGATTGCTTCTTTTAAATCGCGATTCTCGGATGGATCTTTTTTATTTCTTCTAGCTCTCTCTTTAGTATCAGCAAGAAGCATGACCATCTTTCCTTCAGATGTGGTCATCAATCCGTTTACCATAACGTCTTTTGTAATTTTCTCATTGATACCCACGAGCGATTTCTCACTTGTGATGTAATCAACCCACTTCATTGCAGTGGAAGAAAGTTCCTTTGACTTTTTAGTATCAAACTCATTCATTCCTTTTGAATAATCAACAGGATCAACGATACCCATTTTCGCTGCTTGAATAAATTGCTTGCGAATTTGAGGAGCTTTTGAAGGATTCTCATCTAATGCAACCATGGACTTCAAATAAAACTGATCGCTGGCTATTTTCTTAGCTTCAGCAGCAGCTTGCTTTGCTCTATAATTTAATTCCATTTCACGATTCTGATATTTAACTTCCTCATCAGTAATCATCTGTCTTACTTTATCCACATCGGGTCCTAGAAATTCTTTTAGATCCGTCATGACCATAACGCGAGCATCATTGAAAACTCTTCCAGAATTACGGGTCCCATCAGGGCCAGCTTTACCCGCGCTATCAATAAGACCATTTACTGCGGCCATAGCCAGGGCTTTCTTCTCTTCTTGCTTGCGACCAGGAATTTCAGAGGGTGAATAAATATCACTGCTCTGACTTAATTCATCGTCCGTTGCTTTGATCGCATCCATGACAGTGTATGGATTAGAAAACACATTTGAGTTTCTTTGTCCTACTGTAGAGTCACGGGCACTTTGCATATACTCAATACGTTTTTTCATCGCTGATGAAACTACGTTATCAAGCATGGAATTTTTTTCATTAGCTATCGCAATTTGAGCTTCGGCTTTTATCTCTGGATCAATAACACCATCCGTGAATCCTTTTGTGCGATTATCGAAATCAGCGCCATATACATCTATTCTATCGGATCCATCAGGATTTTTAGATGTAGTTTGAGAATGAACGAATGCTTTATATTTCTCAGCGGCAGCGGCCTCGCGAATTTGCCCGACGATAATTCTACGCTCGGCATCCTTACTTTCTTTCTTAAATTGTTGAAGAGTAAGTCCAGCGCGGATCAGATCATTGCCGAGTCCTTGAACAGCTTCTCCTTGAACACGCGCAGCTCCGGGACTTTGATACGTCACAGGTGAAGTCACCTGCAATCTTGTCTGTTGTTGAAGTGCATCTAAACGTGGCATTATTTACCTCCGGGAGCTACATAGACTTTAGAGCTTGAACCCTTGGATCCCCCAGATGACTTACTCATATTCACATAATAGGAAGCACCTGTGGTAGCGATAGTTCCGATACCAGGGAGAACATTGGCTTCAAAACTTGACAACCTCTCGGCTTGTTCCATAGAGGCCCCCGCTCGCAGCAACGCCTCTCTCTGCTTAAATGCTGTGTCGGCCTTTATAGCCTGTTCCTCACGCATAGTTCTCATTTTAGTATCGGCTAAAACTTGGAGTGCAGATCCAGAGACGGCTACGCCTCCGGCCCCTATGGAAGTAACTTGATTACCAAAAAACTGATCGGCATTGTCTTTGAAAATAGCAAGCTCTCGCGCACCTGCTTCCGCGGCGAAGTCTGCTTGCTCTCTTAAGAAAGAAGCATTCTGCCTATTGGCCTCTGCTTCCGCAGCGTTTGCTTTAACTTGTCCGTAAATTGATGCCGCAGTCCCTATACCAACCAGGGCGGCTGTTAATGCTGCCATTATTCAACCCTCCATACGAGTGACTGCAAAGTCTCACCCTGCTTAAATCCGAATTTTTTCTCGTACACTTTAGCGTACTTTGGCAGGGAGAAATGTAACAAAACTCCTACCTTCAATTCCGTTGCAACTTCTTTAACTCTATTCCAAAGATACTCTAACACTCGCACACTTTCTAGTCCACGGAGCTTAGGATTTGTTGCAATCCAATCAACAATCGCCATGGCTGAATTCGAGATATACAAAAATCCCACTGCCAATGGATCGTCATTATCATCTGTGACAATGAACCCCATGGTAGAAAGAATTGATTTCTCCGGTGCTACAGGCCATCCGTGTTTTACAAACCACTCAGCAATCATCGCGTAATCATCGTCAATATATTTACGCCACTTCATTTAAACACCTGTGCCATCATGTGATAGTCACCCTTATCCACGCCCATGCCTTTGAGAATACCCTCTTCCACGAATCCAAGGGATTCCGCCCACCTTTTTGCCATGGGGTATCCAACGCGAACATAAGCCTGAATACGATGAAGGTTTAACTTAGACCTGTATTCCCCCAGGAAGTCATGAATTGTTCGGGTTACTGCCAAGGGGTTTTGATGAATCGCCTCACTGAAGCAACACCAAACCTCGGCTACGCCCTTCCAAACTACAACACCGCCAACACACCCAATAAGTGTATCGTCGTTCAAAATTGTATGCGCGTATCCAGAATTGGAAGACTCTTGCCCATCAGATGTTTCCCCCATGAAAATTCTCGTAGGAGTAAACAACTTCAAATGCTCAGGATGGAATTGCACCACCCTAATCATTGAGAAGTCCCCGTGCAATAATACAATCCACCTGAAACGGCAGAGGTAGATCCTGAACTAAAATCACATGGAGTTTATTCGACCATCCCTCACGGAATGCCAGTTCCTTATCCCCTGTGAAAAGTTGAATTTCATCATCCTGGGGAGCTGTTGGATCCTTGAAATCAATCTCTTGTAAGCGAGTTAAATCATCTCCAAATTTCGCGCCCACTGTCCTATTGAATCGGATAGTCACTGTGTCCACACTCTTGGGAGTACCCTGCGAGGATCCAATTACGGATCCCATATTGATATTTGTCGTCTTAATAATTGAGCGGTAATTTAGGCCAGCTATCACTTCTGTTGCCGCATCAGTAAGAGTGATTACTCCACCCGAAGATACAGTCTTTTGTCCCACCCACTTACCATCAGCAACCACATCAACAACCATATTTTTCAAATGATCGAATCCAGTGAAGGATGTCGAGGATGCTTGAATTTTTAGAATAGCCCCATCACAGAAAATAGGCTTATCGGCAATGGAAGTGGAACTGTTGAAAATACCATCAATCTCAAACTCGCGACCAATTTTTTCTAAGAATGTTACATCTGTTCCATTCACTGTTCTGCGTACCAACATCCATAAATCATCATAGCTATTGTCTGGACTTGGCACTGTGCAAATTGAAAGAACCTTTGCGGGATTAGTGCTAAGAACCCCACCCATCTTATGATAACTGAATGCCGCGATTCCTAAGTCTTTGTCGCGAGTCATTGAGAACACACCGCCATTAGAATCAAGACACCAAATGGTATTGATATCAGTATTCTGTTGAGCTAGCTGAACGATTGTACCCAGGGTGTAGGTACTTAAGAGTGATTGAGTACGGCGAACCATGTGCTCTGCGAACATGAGCACATCGTTACCTTTGAACGAATCCTCTTGAAAATTGTAGAGAAACTCTTCTAGCTTTCGGCCCGACCGCTGCACAAAATATACAGCGTTATTTCTGCGAATAGGCTGTGGGAACGAACTTCCAAGAGATGAATCCGGTGAAAACGTATAGTTCAAAGGACCAAAGCCAGTAGTGACAGATTGATCGGCAGCGTAAGCTTGATATTCTCTTTGTCCTGTTCCGATCAAAATAGTCTTACCAGGGTTCATCCATTTAATAATGCTTGGATCAATCGAAGCTAAATCAAAACGGAAAGCATCTGTATTGACAACAGTAGCAGATCCATCTTGAGCAAAACGTAATTCATAGAGCTTGGATAAATTAGTTGAATAGGATCCCCAAACAGAAGTGGGATATCCGTAGCTTCCACCATACATGAGCCTACCCTGGTAGAAACAAACAGACCCTGGATATCCCAGGGAGTTTGAATATCCCATCCTAGTCCAAGAACTAAATGCCCAGTTTGTTGTAGCCACAGTATCGGCAAAGGCAACGAGAACAGTACACGTTGCAGTGGTAGAAGGAGAAGCTACAGTCCCGGCGGTAGCGGTAATAATGGCTACACCCGTCTGTGTGTTACCAGCATTTGTTGTTCGGATAACACGGCCAACATCGCGCTCTGTGAAAATTCCATTCACAGACGAATAAGTCATCGTTCTACCTGTGCCAACTGCGGCATTAGATATCGCCATTGTACGGGTAGAAGTATTCCGAGTATCAAAAGGAAAGCCTCTAGCAAGGTCCGTATCGTTCACATAGGAATCTATGAGATACGAAAATGCCCAGTGCTCATACAAATAAAATCCATCACCACCAAAAGCAGCGGGATTATATTGGAGAGCAATAGGTGGACGATCTTTTTGAGCAAAAAAGATAGCATTCCCATACTGAGCAAATTGAATCTCATCCAATTGCTGCTTAGTTGAATAATATAAAAATTGCCTTGGGTAGTCTGTGGTGTTGTACGGAACAAACCTCTGCACTGGTAAACTTTGGAGATATGTCAAAGTAGGGGTAAATGAACTTACGTCATAAACGAGCATACCCATTTGCCCAGTAGAGGCATCAAAGTCTGCGTCCGTCATTCGGATAACAATCAGATATTTCTGAGTTTCAGATATCACAAAAGGAATACATCTAGCCGCGGTTAAATCAACCACGTTACCAGAGGCATCTTTAAAAAGACCCGCGTAGAATTGTGATCCAGGACGGCGACCCGCTCCCCCTTGGGGATACACGATCATATTTTCCAGAGTCTCACATGATTGCTTATACTGTTCTAATTCCGTGCGTCCCCAGAGCTTAGGGGAAATTTCACCGAACAAAAAAGAGGAAATACTATCTCTAAAACGAGCCATTACACCCTCTCATCAATCCATTCAGAAGCCTCGACTTGTTTGACGGATCCGCGCTCTTGCGCATTAAATGTTCTGGTTTCTTTCATCAGTGCATTGAATTGCTTATCGAGCATATCAACAAGAGTAGCACTTTGAGTAAGTGGATATGCTATCTCTTTTGCCAAGAGATATGCCAATGCTTCGATAAACGTAGTATCGAACCTAGATGTGTCTGTAATCTTCGCGATATAAAGAGCATTCACAGTATCGCTATTGGAAAAAATCTTTCCTGATTCTTCAAGACTCCATGATTCATTATAAAATAAATCTGTCTCAAGAAGCCTTAAGCAATCAGAAGGAAGCTGATGAATATATGTGTATTCAAAAGCAGGGGTTTCTGATAGCTGTCCAAGCTCTGCTCTGCGCTTGGCAAAATTCCAGGGGTGGGAACGGAGCAGTCTATCGCGTACCCTTGGATAGAGATCCTTGCATAATCGAGCCTCTGTGGAATCATCATCCAATGTTAGGATGCGCCTCCCCCGCACTTTGGCGATAGCACTATTGCAAATCTCTACTTCGGTAGCCATAGACCTAGCTCCTTCCCACCCTGGTTAAAGAAAACTTAGTCGATAACGTACTGGACGCAACCACTGAGAACGTCACCAGTTGCAGATGCCGTGGTAGGCAGTACAATCTGAACGTCAACTTCAGCGGCAAACTTCTTGAACAAGCCAGCGATACCAGCGGCAGGAACCGACTGAGATGCTTGACCTGAAACGTCAAGAGCAGCATGGAAACCATCAGCGTCAGCGGCTTCTACTGCGTCAGCAGATGCTGCCCATCCGATGTTCATAGTACCAGTACCGCCCAAGTCAGTAACTTGGAAATTCCAATCTACTACTCGTGCGCCTTTAGGAAGCTTGAACATCTTCAAGATATCGCCAGAGGTGGCTTCGCCAACAAAGGTATAGCTTGCAAATACTGAACGAACTCGTCCATTGATTTCGCCGATTCCGGCAGGGGAAGAAGGTACGCTGTCAATCAGCGTAAAGTTATCTGATTTTACTGTTGCCATTTTAAGAACTCCTTAAAATTATTTTGTTAAACAAATGGGGGAGTTTCCTCCCCCGGTTACTACACTAAAGCTTACGCTTCAGTGCAGAGGATTCCGACTACTTTGCTCTCTTCAAGACGAGTAGCGCCGATGGTCATCGAAGCATACACTTGCGTGCTGTACGATTTATCTGCGCGTTCGTCGATACGGCCACTCATGTCCATACCAGTTGAAAGAACGATTCCGTCTTCAGCCCATGCAAAGCAACGACGAGTGTTGTTTCCGTTGCCCGTAGACAAGGTAACTGCACCAGTCGAAGTGTTGATAGAAGCCAAGAAACCGCCGCTACCAGCGGTAGGAAGACGCTCAAGGCGGTGGAACTTGAAGCCCATGAACGTATCGACCTTACCTTCTACCAACGCTTTTACGTTGTTGTAGTCAGCAGATGTCACTTGGGTTTGGCCCAAGAGAGCGTCGATTTGTTTCTGGGTAACTGCGATGTGCAAAGGCAATTCAGGATCAACATCAGCAACACCAAACAAAGATTTAACTTTGATAAGGGTATCGACGTTGAGGTTAGAAACTGCCGAACTTGCAACAGCACCCATATACTGAGTAGCAGGCAAAATCACAGAAGTTCCACCCGCAACACCCGCATAAGCAGTGCCGAGAGCAGCAGCGATGATTTCGTCATCCATAGAACGGCCAAGAGCCATCATAGCGGATTGAACGTATGGGTTTGCAGGATCGATCAAAGTACGAACTTTGTCTTGCTTGTCGATCAAATCTGCCCACTCATAGTCGTTCAGGTAAACTGCTCGACGGCTGTGATCTGAGTTGACGAGAGGGGTGTCACCATGGCGATTGGTTTTCTTAACCGCAGCAGTAGCACCAAGACGCTCAAAATACTCGACGTTTCCGTTTTGCTTTTCGTTACGCACGAAACCGCGAAGGCGTGAACCTTTTTGTTGTGAAAGATGGAAAATGTTTGCTGTAAATTGTGCAACAAACGCTTGGGTAATTAAACTTGACATTTTTAGTGTCCTCCAAAGTTTGAAATTTTATTATTCTTCGCTTTTCGGATTGTCCCGTGAAGGATCCAAAAAATGTGCTATCCCCTGCGCACCGGAGAGCCGTGCTTCACAAACCTTTAGATCGGGCATTTCGCTTGTCGATCAGCTTGTGTGGTTCCATGGACCCGTGAGGGCTACCCCTGGCTATCATAGTGTGACACCAGGGGGAGAATATCGCAATAGCTTAAAACTATTTTTCTTTAATTGTCGGATAAGCATCCGCAAAAAGCTTCTGAACTTCCTGCACCGCAGCATGGTGATTAGGGTGTTTCGAGTCGTGATAAGGGTGGCTTAGATTACCTAGGATGGTTTGATAAGCCGATTTAGCCTTAGCAGGGTCCATTGAATTTGAATCCGACCGAGAAGCCCCACCTTTAATCTGATCTTCCTTCAACACATTCCCGATCTTCGATAAAAATCTCAAGAG